CCAGGGAGTCTTGCTCATCAGCATTAAATTCTGGCTGATCAGCAGGTGTTTCATTCATTGTAAGTGTTTCGCTCATGCTATTGGTGGTTCAGGAATTTGAGAGGATTCTTGCTGCATCATTTGCATTGCAGCTTGTTCACGTTTTTGATCAACAGCTGCCATTTGTGGAGCTTGTTGTTGCATCATCATTTCTTGTTGTTGTGCCATTGCTTGCTGTTGTTCAGCTTGCTGTTCATCCATACTCTTCACAAGGTTGAGTACATCAATACCAGAAGATGCTGCCAGACGTTTAATTACTTCATCAGTATTAACGAACTGACCAATAGCTTCTGGTCCAACAGTCTGAGCAATTACAGTAAGAAACTGTGCTAGGCTTTCACGATCTTGCCCACGACCCAGTGCATTGATACCAGCAACAATAGTTGGCTTTACAATATCACCTTTAGGTAGTCGGGGGATTTCACCTGTCTTTTGTGCAACACTTAGTTTACGATTTAGATAAGGAACAAGGAACTCAACAGTCAACAAAGAGAACAATCCTCCAAGTTGTTGTTCTAGTTCCATCTGTGTCATCCTGACTTCCTCTGCAGTGGTGCGTTCAGAATCACGAACGTTCATGATAAGGAATGCTTCACTAAGACGTTGAGTAAGTGACCCGATCATCTGGTAAGCAGTTTGGAAGTCAGCTGTCTTCCCAACTTGCACCACACCAATATCATCAGGTCTTCCCTGGATGATAGCACCGTTACCTGCTTTAGCAAGTGTTGCGGGCTTGGTGGTGGAGCTTGGGCTGACAGTAAACACTACCTTAGCAGCTGCTGCGCTGCCTTCAACGATGGCTTGTGACAGTGCTTCAGGTGACTTGAGATCACCAATGAACTCTTCCACTCTACCACGTCCGTAGACTTCTCCATCTACGTGGTTAAAGCGTAGCACAAGCCAGGGGTTACTGTCAACAGGTGCCTTACCCATAGACTTAGGAAGGATCTTATCATACACTTCTTGGTGCCAGATCCATCTATTGTTATCCAATGTGACGTGTGTATAAATATCACATTCATCATCCCGACCTGAAGTGTCATCAACTACATCTTCAGAATATTCTTGTTTAAAATCGGGATAAAAAAATTTTTTGAGTAATTTTTTCGAGATTGTTTCTTTTGTTACAATTTCAATAACATTACCGTTACCATCTCTATCTACAACATATCGGTTTAAAGGATAAAGCTTGAGCCCATCCTTACCCATAAAGATAAGAGCATTACCAGCTACTACAAGATGCTTTAGTGCTTGGTGAACTACAACACGATCAGTGGAAGCTGCAATAGATTCCATAATGGTGCGTTCAATTTTAGCAAACGACAAGTCAAGTTCAGATCGAATCTCTGGACCCAATTCTTGAGGAAGATTAATATCATTTACCTGTAGCTTAAAGAAGCTGGTTTGTGGTGGTAGCAATGCAAGCATTAGTTTACTTGCAAGTGTCACCACACCTTTTGCTCCTGTTGATTGCCAAGGTGTAGGAAGTTTAAGAGCACCTTTGGTAAAGTGCTCATCTTCACGAATAAGATAAGGTAGAGTTAGATCTGCTGCTTGTCTAGCACTATTTAGAAACTGTGAACGGTCTGAAGACAATCTGTCATAACGAGATTTAGCAGTCATCCTAAATTAAGCGATTTTGATTGTCCGATGTTTAGTCCAGAAGTTAAGGCTTGCCTTGTGGTAGGAAACTGCCCACGCATTTTGAACCTTTGTGTACCAGCAGTCCTAGGTGTTTGACCAGCTGGTTGGATTTGTAGGTTAGCTTGTTGCCCTGCTCGCATTTTATTAGCTTGTGAAGTTCTTAATGCAAGCTCTGCCTCTTCTTGTGCTTTCCGCTTTGCGTCAGCTTCAGCCATCAAAGAAGCAGTATATTCTTCTTGCATTTTAGCAACAGCACTCTTCTCTTGTTGTACAATTTGAAGTTGTTTTGCGATGTCAGCTTGAGTAGCACTGGCTTGATCTGCTAGTTGCTGTCGAAATGCTGCCTGACTTTCTTCTACTCTTTTCTGAAGCTCCTCAGGGGAAACATAATAAGGGTTATCACTATAAATTGGCCTACTACCCCTTCCATACCTAGAGTCGGTGGAACCAACCTGAATCTGTCTTAGATAAGGGTTTGCCTTTCCCTCGCGTTCAAGGATGCTTCGCTCTTTGCTTGATAAAAAATTCATTATCCATTATCCTCCATATATCTAATGACCCACTCAACAACACTGCGTTGACCAGATCGGTACATAATTTTTTCCATTGAATCTTCTGGTGTAGGGTTAGTGGGTGGAAAGGTTTCTTCTAGTTT